TGATTGAACTTCGGATGTTATCCCCGTCGAGCAGCTTCCTACATTAAATGTATCAGACTTCCTAGCTAGATTTCGTCCACCAATTTCAATGTTATCTACTGCCTCTGTGCTATATCCTTTAATCGTATTTAACGCATCTGAACTTAACGAACTGATTGTTACAGCACCTGCCAAATTAATCTTACTAGCTTCAATCGTCACACTTTCGGCGGACTGATTGATTTTGGAGATAAGCTCCGTTGCAGAAACTTTTTCACCCAAGTTATTCTTGTACGTTTCCGAACTAGTTACAGTAGACACAATCACAGAATCGGTGATTTTAATTTCTGCACTTGATACACGTTCTGCTAATGATGATATTGAACTGTCAACATCCTCGGGACTAGGACTCCAATCTGTAGCTTTGTTGCCTTTTTCTAGTTTAATATTTTTATAATAATTTTCTGAACTACTATCTGCATAACAAATAATGTGATAATCAGCCGTTGTACCTACCGAAAATGTTAGTGTTAATAATTTACTTTCTGTAGTTGAATTAACAGTTGAATGTAAATCAGTACCATTACTATTGTAAATAGCTAATTGTGCTTTTGTACCTTTGCCCCAACCAGACAAGGTATATGTTTGACCTGCTTCAAGCGTTACTAATTGTCGACTTCCCCACCAGCCAGTGCCTGTATACAGTACTTTGTAATATCCATCATCTTGCAATGTAGCAGAGCCATTTGTGTTTATCCACTTGGACAAATCATCGCTGTTTAGTAACAGATTTCGTCCACCAATTTCGATACCGTCTATCTTCGTATTCAGTGTATTGTAATTATTCGTGACACTCGCCTTGATTTCGGTGTCAGTTTCTTCTAGCATACTAACCCTAGTCGTCAGACTCTCTACCGTGCTACCGTCTGCCTTTTGCGACAGTGTGGTTTCTGCATTAGACACACGGGTAGTAATACCAATGATATCTGTTTCGGTCTGTGTTACACGGTCACGAATAGTCTTTGTTTGCACTCCGTCGCAAGTATCATAATTGTTGATTGACGTTGTGATATCCGTCTGCCAAACCTTATTAGTAATGCTTTTCGTGTTGGAATCCACTTGTGAACTAACGCCCGACACTGTGCTTGTAATCGTGTCAATTTGGGATTGCACATCTTCAGGTGCTGGTGTCCAGTCCGTGGGTTTGTTTCCCTTCTCAATTTTCCAGTTCTTGATATAGTATGTTCCTGACGTGTAACCCCAGCCCAAATGCGGTTGTAGTGTCCCTGATTTGGACCATGGTCTAGTACAATACACAACCGAATAGCTTGTACCAACAGTACCCTTTAGATTCCAATACACCATACTGTTCTTTAAGTATATATTAGGTGCTACAGTGCAATCATCAGACTTAATTGTGAATGATATTGTGACCATATCACCCTCATTGAATGATTCTTCTATGCCATCCAATGTCTTATACCAACTTGAATGCCAATTTCCGTTACTGGATGTAGTTACAATTTTCAGACTTCCATCTGATTGAACTTCGGATGTTATCCCCGTCGAGCAGCTTCCTACATTAAATGTATCAGACTTCCTAGCTAGATTTCGTCCACCAATTTCAATGTTATCTACTGCCTCCCACGAACTATCGCACACCGCAGTCGTATAAACTTCCTTATCCGATGTGTAAACAATGTGCAATCTCGTCCACAGATAGCTTCCACTCGTCCATGCGATATTGTCTGTTGTCCAACCCGAAGTCGGAGCTGTCGTCTTGCTTGTACTCTTGGCGTGTTCTTCTGTTACGCTAGCAATTCCGTCACCCTCAATTAGTGACCATTTGTAGTCACTATAGTTCGTGCTAGGCGTTGCACTTGTCTTGTTGTATGCAACACCTAGATACTTCTTGCCACTCGGAGATTCCGACATTCCACTCGTAGGAGAGTCAGCGTATCGAATCCATGTGTAAAAGGTGATACCATCTGCCCCATCGCTAATCTGTGAAATTGTAAATTGTCCTGTTGCTAACATAATATCACCTCGCTTCCTTTACTCGATTTCTACTTTGAACGTGGATTTAACATCCACATCGCTAGAACCAACGTCTAGCGTCTTACCTGTTTTGTAGTTCACACCACTACCGCCCCAGTCAGTAACTAGTGTTGCAGATTTGTTATATTTATACCACTTGTACGTATATTTCGTGCCTGCACTGTCAATTTCTTCCCCTGCTTGGAATAATCTAGCGGTTAATGTCGTTGACCCCGTGCCATTGACAAACGTATCGCCACCACTTGATTCAATCGTGACTTGAATTGGGTCGGATAAGTCCGTAAAGCTAACATAATCTTCAAATTCTTGATTGTAGCTGTTGGACGTAGAATCTGTATCTTTGATGATACATTTGAATACTTGCACCCCTAAGACTGCATCAGCGTAAACCGTCATGGTATTCGTGGTACAACCTGTGTATTTTCCCGAAGTATCAGATAGCTTTTTCCAGCCAACACCTCCGCCCTGTGAGGTCGTCACGGTAGAATCTTGTGCGTACCACTGATATGTTACACTAGTAGTATCTTTAGTACTACCTCTCCATAGGAAACACTCGGCAGTTAAGGACGCAATGTCGCCATTCTTGAAGATATTGCCATTCGGCGTGGTTGCTAGTGCATCGGCAATACCGCCACCGCTTGACACCCTTGTGAAGTCAATGTCTTCCTTGTGGGTCAAGGTCAATCCCGTGGTAGCATCCTTGTAGGTAATCACGCAAGTGAACTTGACACCCGTTTTTCCTGCCATGATATTGTCTTTAATCGTCAAGATATGACTTTTCGTTCCCGACAAAGCGTAATTTCCGCTTGTCGTTAGTGCTGTCGTACTACCATCTTGATACCACTTGACACTTTGCACTTCGGTTGATGTAATGACGTTGGTCGTTGTACTAGTCACGTATAGTTCAGGTGTTAACACTAAGTTTGTCGTCTTCCAACTCGGTGTATATTCGCCCGTGTCGGGATTATAAATCTGATATTTTGTTGCGTTTGATGAAATATATCCTGTTAGGGATATTGCATCGTTAAAATCCGTAATCGTAAATGAACCAAAAGCTACTGCCATTTGTCATTCCTCCTTTAAAAATAAAACTTGTCATTCCGTCTCTGGTATACCCTCTACGTGACACTCGAATGTTGCCCTTGTGTATACATCTTGTGCGGTGACTTCAATTTCTTTTACGCCACCAAAATGTTTTGCATTCCAATCTTCGTCTAGTGACCCATCATTATTGATTTTCGTCCACTTGAACTTTGAAGCGTTAATCTCGTCCGTGATTTCCACGTTACTGCGGAAAACGTGACAAGATAGTGTGGTAGAAATTTCGCCATTCTTGAACACGTTGCCATTACTTGACCAAATCTCCACGTTGTAGACTAGGGAATCCTCAATCTTGTCGTCAAGGCTAGACAATGACTCCTCGGTACTTTCTTTGAAACTTGTGTATTCCACACCGAATAGTCCACCGTTACCGTCATAAACTTGTGTAATGTCAATACCGCCTTGCTCGTTCGGTTCAATGACCTCAAAACCTAACTTGTCTTTGCTGATAGTAGAATCACTAATCATGTCATTGACGATTAGCCCGTCAGCAATTGCACTTGTCTTAATGCCTGTTTCATCGAATAGGGCAGTTTTTCCATCTGCTCCACGAATCACAAAGTTGAAATCACCGTTGTTGTCTTGCCCAATCTGAACACGGACATTTCCATCGCTGTCATAGAATTGCTGTGTTGCCCCCGAAAATGCAATACTAGTTTTCCCATCCTGCGTAATCAACTGAATTAATTCAGCGGTTGCGGAATACGTTGCCAAATCTCCCACGCTGATTTTTGAAGCGATGAGGCCTTTGATAACTGCTTCATCAATCGTTACATTTGCCGATGTCAGATTTATGGCTTGCAAATCTCCTGTGCCGACATTGCCAGCAAGAATATTTTCGATATTGGCAGTTTTTGATGATAAATTTTGAAAATCACCATCAATAAAGCTTGTCATATCACCGCTAAGGGTTTTGACAGTTGCATTCGTAGCGTTCAAATTTTCGACCGTAGCATAATCTGCCAGTAAGGTATTAACACTTTCTTTGTCAATATACGCTTCGTCAATTTCTGCCACTTTTGCGGTTAAAGTACCTACATCAAGGTCTTTAATTTCCCCACGAACGGCTTCAAATTCCTCGGCAGTGGCTTTCTCAAAGTCGGCTTCATTCGCTGACAACTTTTCGATTTCAGCGTACTGGGCTTGTACTTTGCCTGCCATGACTACCTTGTAGTTTGCCAAATCACCGTAAATTTGCTTAATCTCTGCTAAATCTGCGGTGATTTTTGTCGTTAGTCCGTTCACTAACGAAGTCGTCTTTTGTTCTAACACATTCAAACTTTCTGCTAGTGAACTAGACTGTGTGGCACGTACTTGATTGCCATTTGCCGTAATCGTCTGGGAAGTTAATTGTACATCGCTAAGACTATCTTCTAATGTGTAAGTGGTAACAACGGCACCCGTATGGGCGGTAAACGTTACCTTACACCCTAACGAAATTGGCAAGGATAAAATTGCATTTAGTTGAGTCGGTGTATAAGTGATATCCTTGACGGCATCATACAACTTCTCTGCTACTGCCTGTACATTGTCTAGGGAATACAGTAGGAAGTTGGAAGTTAAGCTCCATGCGTTGGACCCATCACCACAACTTGTCAACAATTCACTAAGACTATCGTAGATTTCTACCCTATCAATGACATTCACAGCGTATTCTTCATACGTGGTATTTACTTCTTGAAAATTTCCTGTATAATCTACCGTGTCATTGCCCAACTGTACATATTGAAATACTCCAGTTTCATCAATGTGACCAAAACACGCACCTACTTGGCAAATCGCTTGAATGCAGTCTAAGAAAGTCATCGTAGAATCTGTTGTGTACGTGATAGCTAAATCATCATTGATAAGACTTGTCTCGCCTTGTTCTAAGCCGATGTACGCAAATAAGGAATCACGAAAGGCCTTTAAGGTAATCGTGCCATAATTGACTTCGCAATAGGAATCAAGTTCTTGAATGTAATTCAAGGTTTCGTCATCGTCTACAATCTCACTCGGCTTTTTGCCTACTAAGTAGTCTGCTACGTTGTAGGTAGTTTCCACTTCGTTGTCTTCTTCGTCGTAAGTCGTGATTAGTAAGCTGTTGTCTTCGCTACAAAGATAACGGTAGTAGGTGTCTTCTTCTTTAACGACTTGCCCCGCCAGGTAACGTCCACTTGCTGTCCACTCGCCTTGATATTCGTCTTTGGTAGTCGTTTCAAATTGGCTTTGATACCATGCGGTTACGTCAATGTTTCCGTAACGATTCAGTTCATCATAAGCGATGATTTTTCGATACGTTCCATCAGACTGCATCTTTGCTGAATCAACATAGCCCGTGAATAACATCACTTCTTCGTCATATCCGTCAATCAATTCATAGACTTGAATACGTGACCCTGTGATGTCTGAAATGTCAGCGACTTGAACACTAAACTGGGAGGAATTACATTCCCCAAAATTTAAGTCAGTGGAAGAACACAGCACACGGTCTAAGGACAGACTGCCCGAATAGATACCGCTTGTAATGTCGGAATGTTCATTGTTTAGAAATCGGATGCAAACTCGTCTATTTGCACCACTTAGCAAAATAGCTTGCAATTCTTGATTCGTTAAGTCACCGCCTTAGTATTCGATAATCGTTAAGTCAAATTCATCGTAGTATAGTACATTCTTTTCTTCGTCAATTCGCTTTCGCTTGTACGTGATATCGGGAATATAAAAATCCCCCGTATCATACGCCATGTTTTCATCATCCCAATAAGTGATGTGATACTTTCGCTCCTTTGCCACCACAAGGCTTTTCTTCATCACGTTTTGTAGTGCTAGAAGTTGCCTATCCGTCAGACTGCGAAAGTGAAAGACTTGTTTCGTCTTCATGCCGTCCGCTGTGATTCTCGTCAATGCCCTTGAATAATCATCACGATAAGCCTTGACTTCTTCACGCTGTTTTGGAGTACTTTCGCTCCCGTTCAGAATCAAGTAGGAATTTGGGAGTTCCGTATCACCGAATTTTAACAAGTATCCTTTAAAATTTGACGTTTAAACTCCCTCCTATTCAAATGCCGAACGTCCTGTTTGAGTTCGGTATAGATTGTTCTGTGTAACCGTTTCTTTAAAAATCGTGCGTCCATCTAACTGTGCAACAAAGGTATAATTGCCACCTGTATTGATTTTCTCGGCTAGTCTGTCAATCCACGAAGTATCATTCGATGTAATGACATTCGAGCTATTAATACCGTCACGAATCGCATTGATGTAACTGGTGTCTGGTATCGTCTGTGCTAGACTAAGGCTCTGAATAATCGCATTCGCACAGTCAATTTGCGTGTTTAAAATCGCATTGACGTATTGTCCTAGTACAGTGGACATACCACTAACCACGGCACTGTAGATAGCACTAGCAATCTGTGATTTATTTAGAACTTCCGTTCTACCACCGATGTTGCCCACGATTTCAGAACCGTTTTCGCCTGCGACAAACATTGTGCCGTGACTTGGCAGTCCGCCTGTCGCAAATCGTGCAATATTGCCAATTGCATTAATTAGACCGCCTGTAGAAAATTGAGGAAGTGAGAAACGTTTGCCATTTTGATGGATTGCACCTTTTGCATCATATACATCGTTTACAGGGTCATATGCTCCACTATTTTTTGCTTTTGTGATTTTTGCAATTACCTTTACTTCACCTTTTTCGTTACCAGTCAGCCATTTTGTGAATGTACCTTTCCAACCCTGTTTTAAGTTAGCTGTCAATGTTGATGTTCCTGTTTTTACTATTTCCCACGCATTTTTAACAGTGGATAATTTTTTTCCTGTTTTGTCACTAAGCTTTGATGTCAATGTTGATGTTTTTGATTTAATAGTATTCCATGCACTTTTTACAGTACTTAAAGTTGCAGATTTAACCTTGTTACTAAGTTTTGATGTCAATGTTGATGTTTTTGATTTAATACTATCCCATTTATCTTTCATCGAAGATAACGCCCCAGTTGCTTTTTCTTTTGCACTCGTGAGTACTTCGGCTGCTTTGTCTTTGACGCTATCAAAAGCATCTTTAGCTGCTGTAAATGTATCTCCGATTTTACCGCCAACATTAACTACGATATCTTTAACCGCCGATACGCCGTCTAGGACCTTGTCCACAACATTAGTTTTTAACCAATCTGCTATACCGCTTACACCATCTGTAATACCATTCAACAAACCTTCAATCAGATATCCACCAATTTCAGCCATTTTAGTTGATGGGCTATGAATACCAAATAGGTCTTTGATTCCGTCAATAAATGGGTCTACAAGGTGTTCTTTTAGCCATGTTCCAATATTAGCAAGTGCATCTGTAACGCCTTTGAATAGTCCCTCTACGATGCTAGCACCAAGTTCTAGTAACCTAGACACTAACGTAGCACCAACACCGAATACTAATTCTAACGCTGCTAGTAACATCGAACCTATTACTTCTGCAACATCACCTAATAGTGTTAACCAGTCAATTCCTGCTAATAAATTCACAAATTGACTGCCAATCGCTACAAAATCCACGGTTTCAAAGAAAGTGGATATGCCATTTAATGCAGTTGATATTACTGTACTAAGTGTTTCCCCAATTGCACCAAAGTCTGTATCATAAATTATCGTATTGAAGAAATTTGCAAAGCCTTTGACAGCTTTCTTAACGCCATCACTTGCCTTTTCCCAATCTATATCACTAATGACAGTATTAATTCCGCTTGCTACTGCTTTTCCCCAGTCAGTCCATTTTGCCGAATCAATAAAGGAATAAGCCCCCGATATCACGGTATTGACAACGCCCGCAACTGTTTTTCCAATATTGTTAAACGTGCTTTCTGTCATAACTGCATTTAGGGCATCTGCAATGCCTTTTCCAATGTTTTCCGATGCCGTGATTGCTGTCTTCCATTCAATGCCACCTAATGCCGAATTAATCAAATCTTTGACAGAATTACCTAATTCTTCAAAATGGAATTTCTCCGACCATGTTTCAGCTAATTCAAAGACTCCATTAAGTCCTTTTTGAATGACTTCGCCCGCTTTTTTCCATTCAATGGTTTCAATCGCTTTGTTCATTGCATCGGCTACAAAGTCACCCAGACTGTCAAAGTGCAAGTTCGTGACAAACGCATCTGCTCCCGAGATACCCGTATTTAACAGTTCACCTACCGTTTTACCGACTGATGTATCAAGCCCCGATGTCTCCACAAAGCCATTAATGAATGTTGCTAGGGATTTGCCAATCTTTGCCGAAACCGTCTTGATGCCCTCCCAATCAATGCTATCAAGGGCATTCTTTAACTTCGTGCCGATGATATTTCCAATTTCGGTGAAGTCTGCTTCTTCCCATGCTTTTTTTAACTTCTCAGCGAAGTCAGAAACCGCATTATCCACTGTGGCATCCGACCATGTTAGCCCGTCATCGGTATCAGTGTCCGTATTTTGGGTAATAACGTTCAATTCATCGTACGCACCCAGTGTTTTTTTTAGCTTATCCACTTTCTTACTCGTGCTATCCGCTTCATCACCTAATGCTTTGACACTTGCAGTTGCTACCTTGTAGCTTGTCTTTCCCGTCAACGCTGCAAAGAACGCTCCCACGGCATTAACGCCCTTAATTAGCCAATTCACAAATTGCGTTAGATAAGGTACAACGATAGAAATAATCGGTGCAAACGCTGCGACAATATTCGCTGATAGTGACTTTAATGCGACTCGCAGTTCGGTGACGGATTTCTTTAGCTTTGTATCGTGCTTTAGGTAGCTTGAAAACGCATCACTAATATTATTCTTAATCGCCGAAAAGCCTTTGGTAATCAGCGAGAAAATAAATGCACGCTTGGCAAGGTTCAAGATTCGCTTGCCTAGTTTGGTGATAGCATTTCCTGAAGTATTAGCGTGTCCCGTTACACTTTTTAACGCCTTAGTTGCCTTACCGCCAAAGGTCGCAAAGCTAAGACCTAACGTCATAACCTTTTTTAACAGTGAGCCGACAGCAGTTACTACTTTCTTCACGGCGTTGTAGACCGTTCTAAACACCGAGGTGACTTTTTTCGCTGTGCTAATAACATTATGTAAGACAGATATTGCCGTTCCAAATGCACTGGTAATTCGTCTACCCACACTAACTGCCGTAGATACGATATTTCCAAATGCTGAAGCTAGTTCCCCACAAGTATTAATGATTGCTCCGATACTTGCCACCGCTGGGTTAGAATTTTGCATCATCGCATTTACAGCATTGGAGACTGCTTGTTTGACACGTTCCCAACCTGTGACAGACTGGTTTGTTTGTTCTTCCCCATTCTCAGCAACTTGTTTCTCTGCGTCTGAAATAGCTGATTCCGCTTGTTCATATGCTTGACGTAACTTTTCGACATTTGCACGTTGTTCTTGAAGTTGTGCGGTCAGATTGGTAAATTCTTCGGTGGTATAGCCTAGTGTGAAATCCTTGCCCTCGTCAACTAGCATCTGTATTTCTTTTCTTGCCTGGCGAATTTCTGCTTCTAAAGCTTCCATTTCACGCCCTGCATTGTCGTATGTTTTGTAATTTTTGTTACCTGCATCTTCTAAGGCTTTTCTACGAGCTTGCAGTACTTCAATTCGCTTTTCGGCTTTTGCGATTACTTCCTCGAAGCTTTTGTATTCTTCGGTCGGTGTTTTAGCATTTCCGACTTCAATCATCTTATCTTCTAAGGTTTGAATCTTAGAAGATGCCTTTTCGATTTCTCGCCCCATTGTGGCAAGTTCTTTTTTAGCCTTTTTGATGCTTTCCGTGTTCGCCTCGACTGTGAAAGGCTTGTCCTTTACCGCTTCACGGTCTTTTTCAACCTCGGTAAGAATTTCCCTAGAGGCTTTAGCTACGCTTTCCTGTGCTTTTAGGAACGTGTCATGCAGTGCGTCACTTTTGATATTCGCTTCATTAAATTCGGCTACGACTTTTCCATATTCGGACTGTTCGGCTTCGCTAAATTTTGCTCTTGCTTCTTCATACTTTCGTTCGACTTCAATCAAAGTGTCAGCAGCTTGCCTAATTTGTTCTTGAATCGCTTGATATTGTTTACTGTCTGTGCCTTTGACATAGTCTGTACCATTTGTTTGCAATTCTTGCTTATAACTTTTTAATTTTTCAAGATTTGCCATAGTCTTGACCATCAAAGAATTATATTCATTATCGTCAGACATCGAAGAAGTTTTTAGCAACTGTTCCAATCCCTTGCGAAGTTCAGTGATAGTTGCTAATGTTTTTTGATATTTTTGACTTGAAAAAGTAGTGCTACCAACTTTTTCTGCTTCTTCGGCAAGATGTTGAAAACTTTCGATTGCCTTGTCAAGTTCTTGCTTATACTTCTTGACCGATTGTCTAGTAGAGTCATAAACTGCCTTTTCTTTTTCCATCCTTGCCATTTCCACACGCAACTCTTTGACTTTCTTAGAAGTTGTGTCCATTTCGTCTTTCAAGGAAGAAACAGAAGATTTAGCTTCTTTCATGTTATTAGGATTGATTTCTTGCCTATTGGCAAGTGCAGAAGTTTGTAGCTCTTTCTGATAGGCTCTTGTCAGTTTATTCAGTTGTTCTTGCTCTTTGATTAATTCTTGATTGACTTGTGCATGGCTTACTTGTTGGGTTCTCTGAAAATCCGTGCGTGCCGTATCATAAGCATTTTTTGCATCTTTTAGACGTTCACTTGCCTTTGCTAATTCTTGCCTTGTTGCTTGATATTCGGCATCACCACCCACATAGGCTTTATCTGAACTTTCCAACTGCTTTTTGTAGGTTTGCCATTCTGCAAGGTTCTTTTTCAGACGTTCAACTTTAGCTTGCCCCTCGTCCGTCAATTCACCGCCAGACGCTTGTTTTTGTGCGACCTTTCCAAGAACGCTTTCTAATCGTTCAATCTGTGCAATTGCCTTTTGATACGATTCTGTAGGCATACGAAGTTTAGCAAGTTCTTGACTTTTCTTAATTAGGGCATAGTATTCTTGACGTGCGGTTCTGATTTCATCGTTATACTTTTTGACTTCCTCTACGGGCATTTTCGTGTCAGAAATTCCCGCCATTTTTGTTTTTAGGTCATTGATACGCTGTGCAGACTTTGCCATTTCTTGTTCTAATGTTACAAGGCTTTGTTTTGCCTTTGTCGTATCAATCTGTGTGACGATTCGTATCGAACCATCATATCCGCCTGCTGTACTTGCCGTTAGCTCACCTCGTTATCTGCAAATTTTTCAAATTCTTCAATGCGTTTCTGCTCTTTCTTCCCTACGTTACCGCCCAAGAAGTCGTAAAGGTTATTTTCAACTTCTCGTTCTTCGACCGACATTGCTGTATCTAGCGTATAGACTTCTTTTGCCTCGGCTAGTGCTTTTCGTTCTTCCTTATCCATGTTCGGCTTAAAGTCTTTTCGCCTTATACCGATGACACGGGTGTACGAACATTCTTCCAAACTTGATAGTAGTCCCATGAACTCCCACCAATGCAACTCGGCGGTGTTTAGATTAATACCGTACTGACTGCGAAACGCACTGTAGATTCGCCACTGGTCCACATCGAAGTCCATCAAACGCTTGTTTTCTTTCTTACTACTATTCTTGTCATGCCACCAACCTTGCATAAAGAAGTTGACGCATTCATTTAGTTCATTCGGGTTAGTAGGAACATCATTCACGAAAAGCAGTTGTTGAATAGTCGACATCTTTTCAAGCTGTGTCAGTTCCGTATCTTCTTGAATCAAACATAACTGAATCCCGATTCTGAAATCAGTTTCTAGTTCGTAAATTTTCCCCGTTGGGCTTTCCCAATATTCGGGTAAAGGGTCTAGCAAAATATTAATCATTTCGCATCACTTTTCTTGCCTCTACGATTCTTACTGTACTTTTTGCTAATCTTGTCTGCACGAATACTGTACGCTTTTTCGATAGCTGGTGTAATTTGTTCAATGAAGTCCGCAATACAATCTTCATCGGGAACGAAATCGGGATTGATTTCATAGGACAGTCTAAAGTATTTCTTGATTGTACCTTGTCCGAAAAGGGTATCAATCTTTTCACAATATTCTTTGTAGATTGCGGTCTTGATGCCCGTTAGTGTTAGTAACTGTTCTACGTCCACCTCTGCGTCACCGTCTTCGTTTTCTGTAACAAGTGGCTTTTCATGATACTTTTCGTTGTATTCCTTTTCTTTGACTTTTAGGGCTTCGTTGTTGTCTTCCACGAACTGTAGAAACTGAACGAACCTGTCCATAAACATCGCATCGCCTGCATCTAGCAAAATAAAGTCATCGTATTCATTGACATAGACTTTCAGAATGTTATCGTCTTTTTTATTTAACTTTAATTCTTGCATATTTACCATCCTTTCAAAAATGGGGTGAGATTGAAAGGAACCCACCCCATTATGTTAAATATTTTCTTTAACATCAATTTTAAGAAGATTTTGCACTCGCAGAGGTAAAGGTTGGTGTTTTATCCGTTACACTAACCGTACCAGCTTCTCTACCTGAATTGCTGTGGTCCTCGGTGAATGTGGTATTGATATGGAAACCGTTCGTATCACCGCCCACGGACTGAATTAACGCCTTAACTGGCACGATGAAACCGTCACCGCTTGCTTTGGTTACGGTATTGGTTTCACTAACTTCGATGTCTAATAAGGCTTCCATTTTGTAGAAAGTCAAAGCATCGTCGTCTTTTTTTAAACCTTTGTAGATGTCCCATAAGTCTTGGAAGATAGAATCTTCTTCCCTTGCAATGTAATCCACAGATGCTTCGGGAGCGTATCCTGATACATCCACATAAGAACCGCCTGTGACATCTTTTCCAGTAGAAGAATCAATGCCCGTTGAAGTTTCTTGTGAGTCCTGTCTAATACCGATTAGTGTCCAGTTTTCTTTATCTTTAGAAATCCACTGTGCAAAACGTCCTCTTAGGACTTTACCTTTTTTAGTTGATGCCGTTTAATCATCCTTTCTTTATAACTTCTCATATCGTAGTACTCCGCTTCGGGCAAATTGTACACTGCCGTCATCATCAGCTTTCGTACGATATGTTGTTGAGTTCATTGTAATTTTTTCAACCTCTCGCCCATCTGTTAAGGTAGGGTAAGGTCTTTCTTGTAAGTAATCTGCTAGGCTATTTAAGAAGTCTTCGGCGTTTTTTAACTGCCCGTTCGCTGTCGCATTGAACTTGTAGATAATGTCAAAAGGCAGTTGAGCTAGAAAACCACCTGTTACATACTCGATTAAGTACTTGCCCCCAGGAGAGGTATAAAACCCTAGGTGGTTCACTCCATCGAGTTTCTGATAGTCTAGCTTTACGCCACTCGGCAAGCCATCGAATTGACTTATCATTTCGAACAACGCCCAACCGATTGTGTCATATTCCTTGCTTGATAAGGGATTTTCAGTTGACATTTAATCACCGTCCTCTACCGCTTCGTAGGTTTTATCAAAAATATCGGGTTTACAAGGATAAAACTCACCGTCAACACCCTTAATGATATAATCGTTTCGGGACGCTTTCATGTCTCCTTCAAGCGTATGTATAGTTAATGTCTCGTGTGGTACTCCTTTTCCAACCTGCCATGCCGTATCCTCTACGCCATACTTGGCGGAATCTCCACAAAAAAGCAGAATTTCGCTTGTATTGTCTTTCCATTGAATGGCTTCGATTATTACTGGCTTCTTTCTGTATTGCATACGCTCTAATTCCCCCAAATCTCAAAATGTGGGATAATTTCAAATCTATCCACACTTGTAATCTTGTAACAATTATCGTAATTTTCTTTCATATAGTCAAAGAAGTTGATGTTATCGGAACTATCTACGTTTGTACTGTCCCCCTCAACAAAGAAGCTATCTTCTTCACTTTCTAGGGTGTAGCAGTTTGCCTTTTCTTCGTTAGACAGTTTTTTCCAATCGGACGGTGACACATATTCTTTCTGCGAAATACTAATACCGTCTGCAATGTGAAGCCTTGCAGAATTGGCATTTTCTAGCCCACTGGTCTGCTGATTGTTGCCCTTTGATACTAACAATCGAACATTCTCAATCAATGTCGGAATCCATGTTTCAGTCTCTAGCAGACCGTCTACGTATTTGTTCCATATTGTAACTTTCTTGTTGTAGAATGGGTCAGTCATAATTCCCCTCCACTTATACAATGTATAGAACCAAAGCAATTACATAATGTAAGAGTTGGTCTCCTGTATATGAAATCTTGTTCCACCTTGCCTTTAACGGGTCAATTACGATATGTGACATAAATAAGACTAACAGTTTCCAGTCCAATCCAAATGCAAGATAAAATGGAAGTACATACAAGACGCAATGAACAATCAAGTGGTACCAGTTACTTCCCTTTGTCTTAGCGATGAAATCACATTGTAAAACGTAATCCCCAATCAGATGGCAAAATATTACATTGATTATTGTTGTTAGAAAATTCATTTACTTATCTCCCGCAAAGAACGGATTATATCGGAACGCATCAACATCAATCCATTCCATGAGCGAACTACGATATAGTGCAGTTCGCTTCTTTGAATCTTTCAACGCTTCGTCATAGACTGTATTCTGTCTTTCATAGCTGATGGACTCGCCACCAGAGGAACGGGTTTTTATATTATTGTTATTTTCGTTTCCTTCGAGTGACTGGGTTTCTACCTTTGACAGCTGATAGATAGTTTCTGTCAGTCCACACAGCCCATTTTTAAGCATTGAAAGTTCGCTATCTGTGAATGAAATGAATTGAAGTCCATGCCACAATCCGTACTCTCCACCCTCGTTCTGTGAAATTTGACTATATGTTAATTTGTTTAGAAATACCGTTGCTTTCTTTAGGCAACGGTTAAATTCGTCTTCATCTGTAATGATAGTTCCGCTAAAACCAGCGTTATAATAGTCGTAGTCAACCATTGCCATAACAACGTCCTCCTACTTCTTTTTTGTGTCTTTTGTAGTTTCTGCTGTCTCCTCGACAGTTTCCACTACTTCTTCATACTCCGCTGCATTCATCCAAATACCGCAAAGCGTTGGATTTTCGCTATTTAGGATTCTTCCATCCTTATCTTTAACAGTCATTCAATCACGCTTTCTTTACATAGTAAATTAAGTCAGGCATTACAGATTTGCAACCGTAGTAGTATGGAAGTCCTACGTTGTACGCATCAGAGAATTGAATCTTCTCAGCTCTGTAGACAGATGTCTTGACAGGCTCTGCAATTGCTCCTTTACACATTGCAATCATTTCAATACCATCAGGCTGATGATTGTTGGAATATACCCATACGCCGTGGAATTTACCAAATTCTTCAATGTCGGTCTGCACGTTAGCATTGGCTTTGGTGTCAATGTAATCACGCATTTCTTCGTATGCTTCGGGGGATAAAACAACATGGATGTCATTCTTTTCCACACCGTCAACAAACTGATTCTTAGTAGTGTGTAACGCTAATACTAATTCAGATAGACGGTCTTTTACGGTTGTGCCTTTTGTGGTTAGTGCAGAACCGCCTTTGGTTGTATCAACTGCCACTTTGAAGAAAGTCTCGTCAAGTTCTCTTTCCATTGCGGTTTCAATCGCAGTTCTACGCTCTGCAAGTAGTCCAGGAATACCATTTAAGGAAATATCCTTTTCTTCGTATTCTTCAAAAATTTCTTTGTCGATATCAATATCAACAGCTACTGGCAATGCTCTACCTGGGTCAGATTTGCCTGCGGTTCTTGCAGTACCATAATCTTTAGATTTCGCAGAAGCGTATCTTCTCGCCATTAATGTACCTGCATCGGGATTACCTGAAAGCAAGGTATTCTTGAAGATACCTGAAATAGTTCTTCTCTGCACATTGGCAATAATGCCTTTTAATTCTTCGGCAAGTAACAGTTTTCCGTCTTCTGTACCTGCTAAATCGGATAATTTTGTAATATTTAATGAATCAATTGCCGTTTATTTATTCTTCCTTTCTTTTTAGAAAATGATTGGGACATCGGGCTTTTCAGACGGTTCATTCTTCTTGGGTTCGGACACGTCAGTAAACTTCGGAACTTTTTCGCTTGCTTTCTGTTGTTTGCCAGCAAGTTCCTTTTCTTCCTTAGTTTGATAGAAGTGGTCTTTCTCATTCTCTTTTGCAAGATAGTCATTTAGACCCATAAAAGCTCCATCTTTCCACTTTAGACCATCTTCGCCCATGATGTCTGCCATCAAGGACTTTCTAGTTCGTTCTGACTTAATCTCGAGCTTTTCAAACTCCGCATTTAGAAAATCTCGTTGGTCACGCTGTAGAAGTTTTGCATCACGGTCTTTTTCGGCATCTTCTGCTCGTTTGTTCGCATCTGCTACCGCTTGATTTAGTTTTTCAACATCAACGCCGTCAAATTTCTTGATTGCTGTGTTTAGGTCGTCAATCTGTCCTTGCAAAGAAGTGTTTGTGTTTTCCGCATCTTCTAGCTTTTTAGAAATCTTGTTCACTTCTGCGACCGTCTTGTAGTTTTCTGTTACAGCTTTGTTAATCGCTGTTTTCTGCTCGTCTGTCAGTTCCAGTCCTGCATCTTTCAGAATTTGTTCAATGTTTTTCATAGTTACGTTTGTCCTCCTAACATTTATTTATACTGTGCTGTCCACAGTTGTGAGTCTGCTAGTTATACCCCTAGCGTGGTAGTAGTCACCGTGGATTTGAACCACGACTGTAAGGCTTGGTATTCTCACAGCGTACCAACGTGACTAGCCCATTTTGATAGGTGAAGATATAGTTTTACAAAGAGAAACATAAAGTTTCAAATAGCAGAGGGGCGATTTGAACACCCGACCTTCGGCTAACGAAACCGACGAGCTTCCTACTGCTCTACTCTGCGATATAAATAAAAAAGGAGCTAGAAAACAGTATATTTACTGTCTCTAACTCCGCTGAGTCCTTATTCCTGTCCACTGACAGAAACGCTACATATTTCTTTTTCTTTTGATTCATTGATAGAAATTCTATCTTTCTTCTTTCGTATCGTAATGGACTTTAGCTCGTCCTTTTCAATACGCCTAATAATTGACAGAAGTTCTTCAATCAATCGTTCTTTTTCGTTTACAATCATAGATGATTTTCCCTTTTGGCGGTTGTTCAAGCGATACCGCCAAACGCTTGTGTTGTGCTATCCATATAGTTAGATGTATTTAGAAGATTCACTCATGGCTAATACTATTATAACATAAGTTCTAGGAAAAGTTGTGGTCACGTTTTAATACGTTATTCTTCCTATACGCTTTCGCTAATGTGTCCGCTTGCTTCTGCTGTCTACTGCCAAATCCCACGGTCTTTGTACGCACGTAATCGGGCTGTAAATCGTTTTCCCTACAAAAATCATTGTACGCCTTATTTTGTCGCAATAGCTTGTCCGATAACTTGCCGTATTCCGATTCTAGTAACATTTCCTTTACATCTACTTCGGCAATACCGTCAATTTCCGCTTGCTTCATCAACAGTTGACGTTTTGTCTTACGGATAGAACGCTCCATGGCTCGTTGTTTTTGGGAGAGGTTGTAGCGTTCCTTGATAGAATCATCGTCCAGACGGTTTCCCTTGCCGTCTAGCAAGTTACCATCCTTATCTCTCCATGGATTTTTTAATCCCTCTGCCCACGGGCGAAAACTGTGGCGACAATTCCAACCGCACAAACCCTCACCCGTGCCATATCCCGTTACTTCTACGAAATCGGGATATTTATTCTTTGTATTTGCCGTTAGTTCACCCTCTTTCCATTGTTATGCAATGGTTCGGTAATTATCCTTTCATCGCTCCATCCAAGGTAATATCTACTTGCTAGAGTAGTTCTTGGTATGCCTACTAATTCTGCCCATTGTGTAAGAGTTTTTCTCTCTCCGTTATATTCTAAAATAATATTATTTCTTTTGTTATTTCCTTGCGTTATTCCATCTGCCCATCTACAGTTATCAGGCGAATATCCTTTACTATTATCTATTCTATCAAGTGATAACTTATCTGAATATCCATTATCTTTAGACCATCGCATAAAAGATTCTATGTCATTTCTCCATTCATCACATACAGTAATGCCTCTTGCACCGTAGTTATGGTAGCATGAATTATTTTCATTGTGACATCTATTTATCATGTGCGTATAAATATCATACAATCTATTACGTTCTTTGTGTGTTGCGTATCCGTGCTTATATGTCATTTTACTCCACACTTCCGAGCTTAAACATCCACATGATTTTACAGTCTTAGAAATTAATCTACTTTTTCTAGTGACTGTTTCATTTCCGCAATCACATTTACATTTAAAAATTTTACTTCCGTGTACATCCTTTCCTAAATATTCAATAACTGTAAGTTTGCCAAATTTCATACCAATTATTTCATTATCAGAAAGTATGCTTTTATTTCTGTTTTTGCAATTCTTTAACCTATTTTCTGCTCCTAGACATCCACAGCTTTTTGTAACACCTTTTCGCAATGAATAATCGCATATTGATTTTTCATTGCCACAATCACATTTGCAAATCCACATCCATTTTTTCTTAACTTTGCCACCGCTTTTTATTACGGTAAGTCTTCCAAATCTTTTTCCAGTCAAGTCTTCACTATACATTTTCGTTGCCCCTTTCATTAATTAAGTTTAATTAACATTAATTAAAATTATATCAAAAATGTTTGTTGTTTTCAATACTAATCTGTGTTAAACTTAATTAAATTTATGAAAGGAATTAATACTATGCCAAATAATGAATTAAAAAATCGTGTTCGTTTTTCTACCACTCTTGATAAGGAAATTGAAAAAAAATTAAAGAAATGTTCTGAGGAAACCATGGTTCCAATAAGCAAACTAACAGATAAAGCCTTTGTTTTGCTTTTTGAAGCACTTAAAAAATAGTCAATCTTTTCAAATCTTCGTCTTTGACTTGATAGACTTTCCCTTGCCAACTCATGTGATTGGCTGGTTCGTCAAAAGCCGTATATCTCGCATTGGAATGTGCTGACACAAGTATGAGATTTGTTTTCGCTTGTTGCATATAGGTTAGGCTTACTTGTGCTGCGGTCTGTGATAGACCGGTCACCACACAACATCTAACAGCACTTTCCAATGTTCTTTTCGCCCCTGTCGGATATTCCACCATCACGCCTTTGCCTGCGTAATTGTCCAAAATATCACAGATTGCAGAATTATAACTTTGTACGCCACTTGACACCCTTAGTTCTGCCTCGTCTAGCATATTTATCAAATTACGCTGTGACGTGTTCATGGTGGTGCGTGTTAAGTTCTGCAATTCCCCTAATGTCTTTTTGTATTCCGCATCCATCACACGAATGACTTCTTTGTTCTCTAGGGGGCTTTTGACCTTAACGCCTAGTTGTTTGAATACTTCATTATCGTCTTCCCAACTGGTTAGTACCGCTTCTTGCAGTAGCGAACGCATTTCCGTAGTAGTCATAGCCGTTAGGGTGGCTAATTCTTCCATAATCGCTGACTTGTGTTCGCCCATCTGCTCTAGTTTCCAGACTAAGCGGTCTGCTGTGGCTGTTAGCTTGCCCGCTTTGATTAGCCTACGTGCGATGTCGTATAAAATGAAGTCCTCTAGCTGTTGAAATAACGCTATCATACGGTCAGACTTGTCGTTAAAATAATTGGGCATTAGCATAGTTAATCACCTATCGTCTTTTTTACTAGGTCAACCCACTCTTGTGAATTATTATCCTTAGCTACCTCGAACCAATGTCCAGTCGTTCCAGGCTCGTGGTACTCTAAATGTCTATCAGTCGGTGTTTTGTGTGGTTCACTCCACCACCCCGTTATGTTCCCGTCTGCGTCTTTGATTGGGTGAGAACCCTTGTATAGAATATCACTATAGATGTAGTGGGCATAGACTGTATTCCATTCAATCATATCCCCGTAAATCCCATTCGGATAATTCACACTCCCTCGTAACGCTCCTTGTTCAAACGGTACTAACGGGTCGCAATCTGCGACTACTTGCATATTTAATAGCTTCTGTGCTTCTTTGATTCTGCTGTCGATGTGGCTACTGTCTAGTTCAATTGTGATACCGCCTACAACCTTTGAAAAATCTAATTTAATCTCGTCAGCCGTTTGCTATTCCACCATGAAATCTAACATTTGAATATCGCCAATACTCATAACTTTTGCAATATCGTCTTGTTTTAATTTCAGAATCGGCACGTCTACCCCGTCAAAGTTTAGCAGTTCGGCAAGTCTATTTTGAAAGTCTTCTTCGGTTTTACCCTCTCTTAACACTCGTTTGGTCTGCTTTTCGGTATGTTCTTCAATGCCTTTTTCTTCATCGGCTAGAATCGTGACTTCTTCTTCTTTTTCTTCGTAAAATTCTTTGTTTAACTTTTCTAGTTCCTTGGCATAGTTTTCTTCATAATCCTTTGACATCGCTCGAAGATTACGATTGATAATTAGATAGTGTTTTGGCTCGAACCATCGTTCGTCTACTGTTTTAGTTTTTTCTTGCTGTAATAAGCTACTTAAATAGTTAATTCTGTTGATTAATTCAATATTTTTCATGTAATATTCTCCCTTATTCTTCGCTAAATAGACTACTACTATTTAATTCATTCTCTGCTTTTTGTTCTGCTTGTGCTTCTTGCACCATTGCGGTTGCTTCTTCTTCTGTTAGCCCTAGATTACGTATTAGGAAACGTACTTTCGACATATAGCCTTGTTGAGCTAGTTGGAAGTCAAAGGCCTTATTTTCTTCTCGATTTTCGGTTAGGTCGGCAAAATCACAGAAGATTTCGTAATTTCCATAATCGCCTAGTTCAGTGTCACCGCTTAATGTTGCCATCGTGTCAATGATGTAAGCGATGTCATGCACAAAGCCTACACGTCCGTCACCATTCGATTTGGGTCTGTCTAGCAAGCTACGATACGACAGCACGGTGTTAATCGTTCGGCGTTCAGTGCTTTCTACTTGGGTAGCAGTCGCTATGGAAATGGTTTGACCGTTGAAAACAAAATATCCAGGGTCGAAACCACATTTGTAGCTGATAATGGACAGATAAAAGTTGATGCCGTCGGTCCTGCTCGTGACTTGCAACTGTGGTTGCCACTGTGCCACCACGCCGTCTGGTTGGATGCCCATATCTAATCCCTTGACGAATTTAGGTAACTTAATCCCGTTGTTCGTTGCATATTGCAACGCTGAATTGTCCACGAACATGATAGGACTTGATGTTTCTACTTCCGTTCCCATGCTAGACATTGCGACATCTAGCCATCGTAATTCTTCGATACATTCAGAAAATAAGGAAACACCTAACGGGCTGTCGGTGTCAATCGTGTTGCTGTATGGACATTTCAAGTAGGCAAATAACGGCTTTTCAAGGTTCTCTAACGCTGTTTCGGGTTCGATGTCTGCCCATTTCGTTTCTTTTAGACTGATTTCTCGCCCGATGTCGTCCACATTGTCAGACATATACGCCTTGTTGGATATCTTGTACAGCTTGACGGTTTCAGTCTCTTTCGTTTCTTCATTTGTACGATTGACCGTCTCGAATCTATGCCATTCTGCACGGGTATAGAATTTGTCTTTTTCGTTGTAATATGAAAAAAAGACTGCTGCCGTGATTTGCTTGTTGCTGTCAAATTCAGTCACAAGAAAACGGTCAGGTGGGAAGTAATCAATCCCCTCTCCGTTCCATTTCGCCATGATGCCACCGAGTCGAATCATTTTTTCAATATTGTCCTGTGCATTCATTAGAAAATGCTTATCAATCGCATCTTGCAAAAACTGTGCCTTTTCGCCCGTTCCGTATTGGGATTGTACCTTGATGTCAATTTCTTGGGTGATTAGGGTCGCTAGTTCCCTTGCTACCGTGTTGGAAAAGCGGATGGTACGTGTTTCCTTGTCCGTCCAAGGTGGTTGTAGACTATCTGCTCCCTCTAGCTGTTTCCAAAGCAGAATTGCATTTTCCATTTCTGACGACAGATAGGTCTTAATATTATATATATTTTTATAGTCTTTTTTAAATAGCGTTCGCAATCTCTCCTTTATCCAGCTTATGATGCTCGTCTAGTTCACCTCGTTTGAATCTTGATTGATTGTTGTTTGAATTTATTTCTTGATTGAATCTATAGTTTAAATCCTATGAAATCCGCAAAGCCGACAGAGTTATCGGGGTGAGTATGATAATTATATCTGCTTATTGTTCTTGTGAAAGAATTATAGTTTTCTTTATACGTCAATACTCCAATAGCTTCATACGCTGTTTTGTAATGAATTTCTTCGTCTGTGCTAAATTCTTTCCCACATAGTCGGCATCTGTAAATTGCTTTCATGGTCTGCTCTTACCTCATTTTTTTCCTGCCTTGATTGAATCTAATCTTAAACAGTGTTCATATTCCTCTAGCCCATCGCACGTAACGTGAAAAGCGGGGCAATCGCTTTTGTCACATGGCATAAAATATTCATTCGTGTATGACTCGCCTTTTACTGTTGCGGATAGACTTGTCACTTTCCCAATTCTGAAAGGACATTCTTTTATTTCTTTAGCTTTCATTTTATCTTATCACCTTTCTTTTCATCGACAAGCCGTGTAATTTTCGCCAATTATTTGCGTTTTTGTCTATTTTGTAGGTTGTTGTTGCCTTGTCACTGAATTTCGTATCAGGAACAACAGTGATGATTTTATTCTTGTTCGTGCTAATGTCGGTCACTGTGACTTTTGATAAGTCGACATGATTCTGTTCGTTCGCCGGTTCGAGTTCAGTCTGTAATCGTTTCACTTTGGCAGCTGAATTATATTCTAGTATAGCTGCTACAATACCTATCAAAATCACGAATGCTGTTAGTATGATTGCTCGAATGTACATATTGTCTCCTTTTTTAGATAATATATCTCAACTCTTTTCGTAAAAATGTCATTACAAAATAACGCAACTGGTCGCATAAATGGTCATTTTCTTTGATAACCTTGTCCTCTCCTGCTTTCTCGTCCCATGCGTAGCCTTCCAATTCTTTAAACATATTTTCGCATGAATCGTTAAATTGAATGACATTAGCGTTTAGGAATTTCGTTGTGTATTGTATTCCGTTCAGTACGTCATTATCTGCACCTTTTACAATGAATTTTCCGTATTTTTTGACTGTTTCAATAAATGATGCTGCGGACGGGTCCACAATCACGGTCTGCACAGGCAAGTCGCCGATTAGGTCTAGTAGCATTTTGTAATACGCTTCATCGTCTACACGTTTACCAGTATCTCTACCAGAGTAGTATAATTCCTTTATCATCGTTGCTTTCTGTTTAGCCTTGTTGTACTCCCATAGTCCGACTGCGAACGGATTGACCGTTCCATAGTCAATAGAAACTAGATAGACATTGCGTGAATTGTACGTTGCTGGTTCGTGTATAATATGCTTTTCCCTTGAAAACATCGGATACACTAGTCCCTCGGCTAATGCCCATTCTCCTAAAATATAACGTCTGTAATAAACGCTACCCGAATATTCTTTACATAGATTTGTGATAAATTCCTGTGGCAAAAATGGATTGTCAAAAATTGTATACTTTTGACAGTAGATGTCGGCATCTGATTCTAAAAACTTCTTTAGCCAGTGATTTGGGTCTTGGGGGTTTAACGCCCCATCTAGGCAACTGTAGGGCTTATCTAGTCTCGATTTTAAAATTTCAAAAACTTCTTCGTTCCAGTCTGCCATTTCATCGCCATAGCAGTACTTGATTGATGAACCCCTTAACTTTGATACTTGTGATACCTTTTCAGCTCCTAGACAATAGCAGACTTCGCCGAATAACTTACATTTATTTTGACTATTTATCTCTCCCACCAGTTCCGAACCCCAAATGTTACGCATCGGCTCTAGTAGATTTCGTTCGATAGTGGATTTTGTGACACCTAATATGACTACTAATCCCTCTTTGCCAATTCTTGCACGGATTCGACTAGGTATCAGATAGTAGTCCATGTATGTTTTGCCCGAACGTGTTGCACCTGTCTTGATGTTGTAACGATGATTTGCATTTTTGAAAAATTCAATTTGTTTTTCGCTAAATTGCATCTTTTACGCCTTTTCTGTGTTAATTACGTCCGCAACATCTAGTTTTTTCACAACTTCGTCTAGTTTATTCATCGTGTCGGCTGATGTATCCACTTCTCGTTTGTCTCTCCACTGCTCCGGCTTTCGATTTTTTAGCCAAAATATTTGTGCAGTTATGTTTCCGCTTAATGCACTTTTGAATAGTGCGTTCTCAACTTCTGTATCAACTATCTCTTTCGTTTTTTTTAGGGTGTCGGATATTTTAGGAAATTTTTTTTTCCATTCAAATAATGTATCCCGACATATTCCCATATTGTGTGCTATTTGTTCGTCTGTCAGTCCGTTCCTTGCCCAGCCTTGCAGGAGCAATAGACCGTCCTTGGTTAGCCAATATTCATATTTTCCTTTAGCCGTTCATTAATTTGCTCCTTTCGTTATTTTTAAGAAACCCCCAGCGGTCTTGTGACGACCTTACCAGCGTTCCGCTACTGGGGTAATACAATGCAAAGGGGATGTACATAGTACATAACTATTCAGAATCATTATAACATACTATTCTAAAAAAGTTGTGGTCACGATTTATACAATATTTTATGTGAAAAATTTTTTTTGATTTTTTATAAAAAAGTGTTGACATACCACCGAATTAGTGGTATACTTAAGACAGTTAAAGAAGAGGTCTAAACAAGGAGGAAAGCATAATGAAGAAATATTACGCAGTATCAAGAAGAAACACATACATTTTTTATAGCTTTGCAAGCAAGGTAGCTAGAGACGAAGCAGTAAAGGCAAATAACAAAATCGAAGTTGTAACAGTGAAAGATGCAAAACGAAGTGTTGATTGTAAAATCTATGATTATGAAAAGGCAACTGTTGACGTAGCAAATGGAAAAAGACTTTGGTAAAGGAGGAAAACATAATGAGTAAATACAATTTAAGTAAAATCATGAAAAGAGCATGGGAAGAAATTAAGAACGTAGACGTTAAGTTATCAGAAGAAGAAGCTAATACATACAACGAACTTTTCAATAATTTCACAGCTAAGAAATCTGTACTAAGTTTATCAGGACTTAAACACAAAGTTCAGAAACAGATTAGATACATTGCTGTTGACGATGCAGAAGTTTCAGTTCTTAAAGAGAACGAAAATGTTCAGTTGGATACTCTGCTAAGTTTCTTTACAGAAGACAACAAGTTCAACGCATTAACTAAAGCTTTAGAACTTGATAGTGAAATAGCTAACACTGTAAGAACAACAATCTTACATAACAATAAAGCTATTATCTTTTCAGAATCCTTCATGAAAATGAAAGCTGGTAAAAAATGGAATGGCAAAATTTATGGTTCGGCAAAAAAAGGCTTTACCGTATACCTAAACGGTGAGAAAGTTGCTGTTGATGAAACTGTCAACGCTGTTATCGAAGAAAGAATTATAAGAGGAATTGAATGCTAAAAGACAAAAGCGAATTGCAAAACACCCATCAAATGTTGCAATTCGCCCAGCTTTCCAATATGGACTATTAAAATGTAATAACGATTAAATTAATCTTTACATTCCACTATGGTACTATTAAGTGTAAAAAAGTATAACAATACTCCAATTTACATTCCAGTATGGAACTATTACAATGTAAAAATGTATAACAATAATCTATTTTACATTTCAATATGAACTATTTGTGTGTAATCATATCATGCTCATGTTGAAATGTCAAGAAAGGAGTTTTAATTATGACAAAGAATGAACTAAACGAAGTAGTAGAAGTAGTTGACCGCACTTTTAAACGTTTAAAGACTAGATTTCACGAGTATAATGAAAATGATAATACTAGTCGTTTCACATTTGACGAACTAGAACACGAAGTCATTGAACAGAAAGGATATTTAACAGGAATCTTCCGTGGAATGTTTATGGCAAATGGAATTGATTTTGACACGTTCTGGGAGATGTCTAAAAAAATCGAACAGAAAGCAAATTCGCTAATAAGAAGTATTCACAATTGCAGACCTGAATAAAAAAAAAGAGAGAGGTTACGCCCTCTCTCGTCCTGTTAGGTATCATACTAAAAAATAATTTTCTTAGTGTATCCATAGATGTTTTTTCATTTCAAGCCCTTGTAGGTAGAATAATGGATACATCACTATAATAGCACTAATAGATTGCATTGTCAATTTAGATTTAGAAAAGGAGATACAATGATTAGAGAATGTACAGAATGTGGTAGACAATTCGAGAGTAGACACGGCATGACCGTCTGTTCTGCCGAATGTTACGATGCTAGAAAGCACCGCCACTGGAAAGAAAACAACATCCGAAGAAAAACGGGCATTAATGGTAGGATACAGACTTGTCCTGTCTGTGGGAAAACGTTTGAAACCGCTAGAAAAATCTATTGTTCTGATGAATGTCGTGCAGTAGGTCGTAAACAACACCAGTCAGTATACTATTCTAAATGGTACGCTGACAATAAAGAAGAATTGATTAAAAAAATCATAGTAAAAAGGAGAAAAGAAAATGCCAAATAGAATTAAAGAACTGCGTCAAGAGCTAGGAATGTCTCGCGCTGAAATGTCCCGCCAATTTCAAATTCCAATCCGCACGCTGGAAAACTGGGATGCTGGGAAAAATTCACCACCTGAATGGGCAGAACTATTGCTTATCAAAGAACTGGAACGAATGATTAAAAAATAAAAAAATATTTTTAAAAAAGTTTACATTTTTTGCTCGACATACCACCGAATTAGTGGTATGCTTAAGACAGTTAAAGAACAGAGATAAACAAGGAGGAAGAAACAATATGGCAAACGAATACAAGAGAATTGAAACCCAGTGGGAGCATGAAGGAAGAATCTATTACGGATATGCAGAACGAAAAGGCGACCTAATCACCTTAAACAGCTATCAAGGCGAACGCTACGGCACTACAGCAGATTGTTATGACCGATTAGATTTAGAAGATACAGACCAAGAAACCTTTGACGATGTATGGAACGAAATTGAAAACTTAGCCGAAGAAAATGGCGGCACAGCAGATGTAACGGACTTCGAGCTTTAGCCCCTCATTAAAAAAGAACCTCTAAAAAGGTTCTTTTTCTACGTCAATACCTAATCCCTGCATCTGCCAGACACTTCTTCAACTTCCCTAGTGTCATTCTGCGACACGCATAGAAATCTTTCTTGCACACGGGAATATTCTGAACATTTAGTAGTCTATCATACGATAGTTTCTTATAAATCGTGATGCACAGCTCCGTTGCAATATCTGTATTGACCGATTCTGCACATATCCTTAAAATATCGTGATATCTAAATTCTTCTGACCTACAATATTCTAACAACTGTTTTGCTTCTTCATTCGACTTGAATCCAAAATCTTTGTAACTTTTATCACGTTCGCCTTTTTTCATGTTATCAACCCCACAACGCCTACAAATAAATTCAAAATCGCTAGTACTATTGCTATGATTCCCGCTATAATCATCCCCTTGTCTTTCGTTCTGTAATATGCTTTGAAGTACAGATTCACACAACACCCACACATAACCGCTAATGCAATACTAATGATACTTCTAACTACAATATTAGACAATACTATCTCCTTTCCTTTTTTTCTAAATTATCTACTATTTACATACTTCTTCACTAACCATTTGTAATAGTCCTTGTCCTTTTGTAGTATCACTATTTCCTTTTTTAACTTCGTGACTTCTTTACACTTTGCAAGAAACATTTCGTCAATCGCATTTGCTATTTCTTCGTTGATGATGTCCGTTCTGTTGTTCCAACTATCTAATAATTCTTTTCTACAATCATCATTGCTTACAATCTCCCCATCTTCATTCATATCCCAAATTGACCTTGCTATAGGAGTGGATACATTACACTTCTCGCAGTTAATTCTGTAGTTAAATACTGTACCATTCCCAATTAACTTATCACTCCATCCGTAAAATTCCGCTTTCCCACCGCAGAACGGACACGGTTTTAATTTTTCCATGCTCAATCCTCCTCGATTCTTATAAAATACTCCACGTTCGATGCTGGAATAATCGCAAGACAGTTTTCGTCTTTATCAAGCACTTTAAAAATTGCAGTTGTTTCATTCTCAGCTAAAACGATACTTGCATTTTCAAACTCCGTTGTCCATCCCGATTTTAATTTACATTCATAGCAGCACATCTTAATCCTCCTTTATCTTTTCCACGTACTTTTGTGTAAATCTGCATATATCATCTAGTCTCGCTCTTGATTCTCTAATTTCTTCATCCAATCGAATTACTTCTTCTAAGAATCTAGGCAACCTTTGGTCATATCCTTTCTTCCAGAAATGGTCTTTCAGAACCACCACGCATTCCGCTATTGTAAACGCTTTTGCACTTCGCACAGCATCTTGCATATTCTCTACTTCTTTTTCGTGTCCACCGTACTGCCCTAGCATCATGCCAATTTTTAGTTCTTCTTTCCCTTTGGCAATACGTTCTTCTATCAGCTCCTGGCGAATGTGTTCTTTTTCTTTCTTCATCAGATACTCCTTTTGACTTTTACGTCCCTCGTTGAATGAATCCTTAGCGATTTGGTTCATTTTCTCCGACAGGGTTTTTAATTCCCTGTCGTGTGCTTCTTCTAGTTCCTTGATGCGTTCACTTGCCTTTGTATAACCATCGTCATAGGCAGACTGCTTAATAGCTTGTACTTCTTCTTCACTGATAGACGGCTTCTTGTAGTCTTTTAGTGCCTTTGCTACGGCACTATTAATCAGTTCGTCTAGTGCTTCTTGTCCGCCTTTCTTGACTTTGTGATATTCTTGCTTCGTCGTCTTGTAGTAGCTCATTTTCTCTCCTTTCTATTCAATCAAATAGCACATAATACTACAGTCTGGGAATACTTCCGTGTTCATATTGCCTCGGTTTGGGTCTAATTCATCTAAGTATAACGGTGTACCGTCCTTTTCTTTTAGAATTGAAAATCCTACTTCTCGCTCTAGCTTTGCACGACTTTCAAACACTTTGGGGAAATCTTTTCTAATTCGATTCCAGTAGCCCATACCTCCTTTTACACATCCTAGACAATTATTCGTCTTATAACCTAGTCGGTACATCTTTGGTCTTGGAAAACTGAATGTCTTTTCAAATAGTCCGTGTACATCTTGCTTTGTCAGACCTTTTTCGATTAGCGGAAATTCATGTCTTGTTTGTGGATTTTCGGCTACTAGCCTATCCGCCCTTGCCTTTTCATTGGCATCCATGCCCCACACATACGTCAGTTCATAGTCCTTGTGGGCTAGTTCCCATTCCTTGCGTACACGTTTCTTTAGCCAGTTCGTACACGGTGCAAAACCATTTCTTGAATTTTTGAACCCGCCGAACGTTCTGACACAATCTTCTACACTTTTGTATTCACTTGATTTTAGTATTTGTATATCTTTGTTAATTACTTCTTCACAGTCTTTCACAAAACGCAGACTGTCTTTGTGTTGGTCTGCAATATCAATATATATCCATTCATCAACATCTTTCGCAAGATACCCTGCCATGAATGATGATATCCCTGCACTGACCCAACATACTTTTAATTTTTTCATGCCAACCACTTACACTATCTAGCGTAGTGGTAATATTTTAGATTGCTATTTCGCTTATTGCTTTATCAGCCACGATGATTTATTTTCCACGTATCCATCCCTATTCTCCGATACGCAACCAGTTTCACTGGATAGGCATTACTCCTTTTCTTTATTTTCTAAACCTTTCGATTCTGAAAGGTTATTCATTTGATTTATACTTTTTCCTTTTAACCAGTTTTTGAAACAATAAGACGAATTGCAAGAATTACATTCATTGTAAAATTCGCACCTTATATTGCAATGTCTCCATTCGCTTACTGTTGATACTAGACACAAGTTACAAAATGAATGTTTACAATGAAAACTAGTACACTTCGTCATAATCTGCTTGTACATCGTCCACACCTTTCATCATTTCCAAATTGCTTTGGTACTGTGCTTTTAGCTCCTCTAATTCCAATTCACGATACAGAATATCTTCCCACTTATCACGATACGCTTCCAGCTCCTCAATTTCTTCTTGAATCTGTTCCATGCGGTGTAGATAGTAGTTATGACCTGTTTCAGCGTAATGACTTCTATTCGTTTCATACGTTTTCTGTAATCGTTCTAGGTTCTTTCTGATTGAATTTTTACGACTTTCTTCGATTCGTTCTACTGTTCTTGACATGATTCCTCCTTTGCGTACTGTCAATGAAATTACAGTCTTTTTTACGTGTGTATCCCCTAAAATCAACAATACCATCATCATTGATTTTATATAGCATAGTCTTTTCTAACTTTCCGTAACTATTTTTTTCTTGGGAAATATAGCCTATCCCGTCTTGTTCCGTTTTTCCCATCAACAATACACTTTTTGCCATATCCCAAATAGCCGAAGACCCGTCCATTCGTTCACGTCCTGATACATACTGCCTTTTGTTTGTATTCATAGTAATCAAGAATGTTGTCTTTGTTTTTCGTCCTAATTCTAGCAACCATTCAATATACTGCTTTGGTTGCAAATAGGAATCAATCGGCACAAAGGCTTGAATAGGGTCAAATACCACAAGCGTGAAATTTTCTGTCGTTAGTAGTCTTTCTAAATACGGACTACCAAATTTAAGATTTTTAAAAAGTGAATCAGTAATGTTGACAAAATTAATATATTCTAATTTCGCACCTAATTTATTAAGTTTTGAAGCTAGATATTTCGCATTATCAGCGTCATTAAGGAAAAGTACTTTTTGCGGTATTCCATTCGCAAATTTACCTTTGCTAGCATCTGCAACGATTGAACAACACAAGATAGTTTTTCCTACTCCTCCATCGCCTGCAAGTATGGTTATTTCATTTTTAGGTATGTATTGCGGTACTAACCACTCAACTTCTTGTTCCACAACATCACTTAGTTTCACTGTCTGAATAGACATTGCATACCTCCTTACCCTTCGTATGCCTTTGGGCATAATCTCCATGCTACTAGCTTTCCACCGAACTTTTTCGGAATGTATCCGTGTGAACATCGTACTTTCTTTACGTATCTTCTGCCCCTTGGAGTTTCGTATGTAATCAGAATATCTACTTCTTTGTCCTTTAGAAAATCATGTGTGATGTAAGAATCATGTATGATTGACGTTACATACCATTTACTTTCTAATGCAGATTCCTCCTTGCAAGTATCCTCACAAATACTACAATCTCCGTATAGTTCACATTCCTTTGTGTTACATACCTCCGTGTCTTTCTTATCAGGACTGCAGCATTCCAAACCCCACTCAAAAGGACACACAAACTTTTCACATTTACTTGCCATCTAAAATCCTCCTACCCCACGTAGACCACAATCGCCTTGACAAATTCCACTTCGGCAACCTTATCATCAATTACTTTCATGTATTCTTCATTTGACAGGTCTCTATATTCTTCTCTGTCGCACAAATCGTCACTCAACGCTTCTTTAAAGTCGTCTCTTTCATACCATACGTCTTTGTATAACGCTAATTCTTGAATGGAACAGTTATATACGTCTGCTTGTTCATAACAGTACTCGCCATCGTTTGTATCTCCATCCACGAAAATTACTAACGGTAAGTCAGGATTATCTAAGATTAATTTTCTTAATTCAGTCGTATCTTTCAGTGAACAATCTTTCTTATTCGCCATTACAATGTCTCCTTTGTATATCCTATCTTTTCTAGTTCCTTTAATGCTCCGTCTTTCCAGTTTTGTATGATATCGTGCGTTATCTTACCTTGTTCCTCCAGCCTTAGCAAATTCCAATAGTTTTCAATGAACGTTTCTAACTCCTTGCCTTGTGGAATCGAAATAAACAGCCCGTCTTTGCCTTTTCTAATTGCCTTAGAATCTTGACAGTCAACTAATTCTAGAATACGTTCAGCGATGTCTCTATAGTCACTTATTTCTGTTTTTTTCATGTCTGTTAGTCCACACAGATAATCAATAGACACATCGCATTTCTTAGCAATGTTGGCAAGTCCTTTTAGTGACGGTGTCGTTTTTCCCCTTTCGTACATACTTATTATTCCACGGGACAATCCTAAGAAATCGGCAAATCTTACACTTGTCATATTCATACTAAGTCTTACTTCTTTGATTCGTTTTGCAAACATCTTTACACCTCCTTGGGGCTTAGTCCATCAAGCCCCATATATTTTTGTGATAAATTATATTTCAATCGCACCCTCAGGAAGCTTAATTTCTTGTATTTGTATGAATGCTGTCAAGGGTGCGTTGATAACTTAGTTTTCTGTTTTGATTTCTTCTAAGATGTCACAGACATATTTTGCCATTAAGGCTAACATTTTTTCATCAACTTCATTTCTACTTTTCACTGTGTAATCACCGTAGAATACACAACAATAGTCGTGACCAAGATTAGGAAAAACGCTATACATATTATCCTCTGCCTTTGAACAACATTCATTGACATAATCCAATGCTCTTTTAATTTTTCCTTTTTCGTTTACTGTAAAACTTTTTGAAGTTTCAACAACTAATCTTGCCATTAGACTTTTGACAATTCGATATTCTGCACCTAGTTGCATATAGTATTCTAATGATTGTTCTTTCTTACTAGTCATTTTGTACCTCCGTTTTACGTTCTCTGAAACAGCCCGCCTTCACGTTATATTCACACACTCGATTAGGATTATCTTCTGCTTCTAAACACGCACTGCATAACATCAATTTTCTTCCACAAGTCTTGCATTTGACTTTGTATCCATTCTTTTCAACATCTTGCAGATAGACATTTGAGTTTCCACAAAATGAACAAACTTTAAATATTATCATTTGTACCCTCCGCAACTTCTAAATATGTCTTGTACTGCTCCACAGCGTATTCAACACATTCACTTACACTTAGTTCATCTGTTAGTTGATTACGTTGTGCGTATACACTACCGTCTGTTTCTCTTACTAGCAACTTCTCGAATAGAATTCCACGATTCTGCTTGATTTCTTCCATACTCGTTTTGCCGTACTTTTCACGCATCATCACAATCTCGAAATGAATACTTGAAAAGACTTTGAAGCGGTATATACCGTATTCTGAACCGTTCCAGTACGCTAGATTCTTCATAAATTCTAACTTTTCTGCATCTCTCTTTAACATTTAAACCTCCTTATCTGCCTTTTAAAGCCTTTTTATTCTTTTCTAGTAGTTTGTACTAGTTTCGCTCTAAAACTGCTCTATTCGTCTGTTACAATCTCACAGTGGGCTTTCTTGTAACTTGTCACACGCTTACGGTACATTCTTTCGAGCTTATTCGTTCTGTCTACGTAATCATAGATAATCGGTTGTCCTTTTCCCTCAAAAACTCGTGCCACTCTGCCGATACTTTGGGTAATCACTGCATAATCTTTTTGCGGTGTCACTAGATGCAGTCGGTCAAGTCTTGGAATATCTAACCCCTCCTTGGCTAAGGAGTAACTAGCAAATAGAAAGTGTTTCTTCCCTGTTCGCATATCTTCAATTGCCTGTTCTCGTTCGGCACGTTTTTTCTTACTAGTCATGCTCCCGTCAATGACTGCTGCATCCTTTCGTAGTTCGCCAGGCAACGCATTATATAGACATCGTAAATGTGCGATTCTGTCTGATAGAATCAAGTTGTAGTGTTCTGCATTTGCTAACAATTTCTTTAGAATCACTAGATTGCGGTTTCCATCTACTGCCAACGCATTCAACATCTTGGCATGATTGATTGTCCCGTCTGTGTCTAGTGCTTCCTCGGGAAATTCGTAAAATCCCGTATTCACACGAACTACTTTCACTTGCATCGTACTATCTGCTACCGCTTCGTCTGGGACAGTGTATTGAACTTGTCCCAACAAAGCGAAAACTCCCATAATCAATCCATCTGCACGGTGTACAGTAGCGGATAATCCATACTTGTACGTTGCTGATAAGTTATTCAAGACCTTTTGAAACATCGTGGCACTAGTCGGAGACTGTACACAGCGATGACATTCATCCACTACGATACAATTCCATGTATTTTTCAGACTTTGCAAATCTTGTTTTTCTAACGTTTGCACCGTAGCAAAGGTAATCCCCTCGCCAATCTGAACTTTGCCCGCTTCAATGATTCCCAACAAAGATTCATCAATAAATTCTTTTGCCGATAAGTACGACTGTCTTAGTAAGTCATGCGTATGCGTTAGCCATAAAGTCTTGACTCCACGCCTTACAATTAAGGCAATTGCACACCTTGTTTTCCCCGAACCTGGGGGGCTTTGTAAGATTCCGTTACGACACTTCATCATGCCTTTTACGGCTTCTTCTTGATAATCCCTTAAAGGAATATTAGTCTTGAAGTCAACACGCCTTATCGGAGCTAAATTTTGCGTTATTGAGGCTCTTGCTATCAATGCAAATCGTAAAATATTACCGCAAACACCATACGGAACGATTAAGTTCTTCCCGTCCATTTCGTAGAAATATAACTTCTTTGGCGTATTCCACGTTTTTAGCCCCATGCGTATCTTACGTTCATATTCGGGATTGTTGATTACTAGATACTTTTCTGCCCAATCTAGTAGCTCCTGTGTTGGTTCTTCTACGGTTACTTGACTACTTA